TTGGGAGAAAAGAAGGAGACAATAGTTCTATTCCTCACGGACTTGCACGTCGGGTCGAGGTGGGGGCTCTGGCATCCAGACTGCGAACTCAGAAGCGAGGATCACGTTACCCACGTCCCTGCAATTAATAACGTGCAAATTGCGCTCTGGGACTATTGGGTGGATTTCTGTAAAAAGCTCGACAAAATCAAACCCGACGTAATCTTCCTGCTCGGGGACATAATCAACGGAGGAACGGGTCACAGAAGCGAATCCGTCATAGAGGATTTGAATAAACAATGCGGCTGTGCTCTTGCGCTCCTCCGCATGATTCCCAGAAAAGCTCGCACATCGGTTCTCAGCCTCATAGGGTCTACCAGTTATGGTCAACTATACTTGGAATTGAATCAGAAAATTTGCTCGGATCTCGGCGGGCATTTTTTTGGGACGACCGGGATTTTCGTATTTGCCGGCCACAGTTTCAGAATCTACCACGGCTCGACAACAGCTTACATCTACCTTGAGCTCGTGATGGGCAGACGTCGCACATTCGCCCAAGAAGCAATTGCGAGAAAGAAGCTCCCGGAAATTGAAGGAATAATCTGCGGCCACTCACACCGCTGGCTTCATATGCGAACCATGTGGCGAGATGGGAAAGATTTCAATGTGGTCCTGTGCCCCGGTTGGGAAGGCCAAACCGACTTCATGATAATGAAAGATCCCGACAAGTTGATTCCGGAAATCGGCGCAGTCATAGGCCGCTTTGCAAAAGACTCAGTCAACTTCCAATGCATACGCTATCCCACCCCTCTAGGAATTAGTACTCCGATCGTTACATAGGAATCTCATGCGTCCACACGCAATCTGCCATCCTGATCGTCTTCATTTTGCGAAGGGATTATGCAAGACTTGCTATCGCCACCAGTATTTTGTGCTACATAGAGACCAAGCCCGAGAAGCTAACCACCGATACCGAATACGGCACCCTGAAAGAGAACGCGAACGACATCGAAAGTATGTAGGGATTCATCGAGAGAGAGTACGACTATGGGGCCGCCAATATTACTGGAAGAGAGCAGAAGAAATGCGACAGAAAGCACGAGAATGGCGGGCCAAACACCGGGACGTTATCAGAGAAAGCAAGAGACGCTGCCATCTTAAACGAAAATACAATTTGTCGCCCGAAGAGTATGGACAGATCTTTCTGAGGCAGGACGGAAGGTGTGCCATCTGCGGCCGTGCGAAGCCCCTCCAAGTGGACCACGACCATACCACAGGCAAGATTCGAGGATTATTATGCGCCACCTGCAATCTCGCAATAGGGGGAATCGAAGCATCTTCTGCTGAACCTTCGGTGATAGTTCGGTATTTGAGAATTTCAAACATGTGAGCTAGATTGCCAGAAATCGAGTTATACCGTCTCTCATTGAGTGCCTGTGTTTCATCCAGAAAAGAGAAATCTATGGCTTGATGATTCTGTCTGCGTGAATGAAATCGTTCCGAAGGTCTTTTCGTACTGTTCAATTTGAGTCTGTACCCAAGAGAGTCCTCTTGGAATTTCACAACCCGTGAGGGCTTAACTTGCCAGAACTGGTGCCCATCCACCTGAGCGCGGAGGACGTCAGACGAGCACTGCTGGAAGAGGCTAAGAAATACCCTCAACGGCGGCCTTGGGAAGCTTGGGAGGATGAGGTCCTTCGTGACTTTCACGGTAAGGTATCGTACCATATTCTCGCTCAAAAGCTCGGGCGCACAATGAGCATGGTGGCCCACCGGCTTGAATTTCTTGGCCTAACAAAACGAACAGCCCCAGAATCCCTGGATAACGTCATCAAGAACAAAGTCAGAGACCGCAACTGAATTTCTCACTCTTCGATGCGTACGTAATCAAAGACTGAGGGGACCATGAGGCTCGTGAAAGATGCATGCCTTTTGCTACATGGGCGGAAAGACGCAGCTCGTTCCCAAGCTGCTTCGACTGATTCCCCCGCATTCAACTTATTGTGAAGTGTTCGGCGGCGCAGGCAACCTCCTTCTCTCCAAACCACCCAGCCATGTGGAGGTTTGGAATGACAAGGACGGCGCCCTAGCCAACTTGATGCGCGTCATCAAGACATGCCCACACCTCCTGATCCGAGCAGCCCGCGGGATCCCGTACAGCCGGGTCTGGTACGAACGATTGCAACGGGAAATCAAAACCACCGGCCTGACTGGGACGGAGGTACAGCGGGCCGCGAAATTCTGGTTCCTTCTCCGAGCCAGTTTCTTCGGCCACCCGGAGAAAGGTTGGCGTTTCGCACTTCACACGAACGAAGCTCTCCGCCTCGAGAATGGCCTCCCACTCATCAAAGAAGTTTCCAAAAGGTTAGGGGTAGTGTACATTGACTGCTTGGACTTTCGCCGCTGCATCAAGAACTGGGACGGGCCGGACACATTCTTCTTCCTTGACCCACCGTATTATGGCGCCACGAAATACCGGTCGCGTGGTCCCCAATTCACAACAAGGGACCATGAAGACTTGGCCGCACTCCTGGGGCATGTGGAAGCCAAGTGGCTTCTAACCTTGAACGACCATCCCCGGATCCGTGAGCTCTACCGTGGTTACCGAGTGGCCAAGGTCGACACGCAGATGGCCACCTGGAAAGGCCCCGCAGGCTCGAAGCGCCCGCGGCTGCGCCAGCTAATAATACGCAATTATGCCCTGCGCAGGACCTGAACCCGGCGGTAGCACGCCAAATCATATGCGTCGTACCGTCCCGCTAACCACCCCGCACGTGTAGGCTGTTTCTTGAGTCTGTGTCGTAGAAAATTCTTCATAATGCCTGCGATCGCTCGCTTACTCACGAGATATGGATAGACCGCGCATAGAATCTCGAGAACCTCGGAGCGCTTCACTACTGCCAGTTCGTGTGCCTGCGTCCACCGGGGGATTCTTCGACGGACGACGAGAGTATATGTGGCCTCCTATGATTCGTTGGCAGGCTTTGAGGAGCGGCTTTGATGTGTTTCCTATTGTGAGTCGCGCTTCGATCTGCTGATAGCGACGAGACGGCCCTTTCCTTCTTCGTTGCTTTGCAAAGTGTTGGTGAATGGTGAGATAACCTTCACCTTCCAAAATTCCCGCGATGAACCCAGCTTCCCAATCTTGCATGAAGCCTGTGCCCGGCCATCGCTATTTGAATGATAACGGTCATAGCGAGGTGATTTGAGTATGGCAACAAATCCATCCCCTAGTCCTGGCCAGGTTCCAGTTGACGCATCAGCCACTACTAGCACACAATCCAGCGTTGGAAATCCAAGGGACATACAAGGCATCCTTGCTCTCGTCTTTGTCGGTGGAACTTTAGGAATCGCCGCTGTCGCAATCGTTCTCGGTGCAAGCGCAGCGTCCGTGCTTTCAGAAGTCCTTCCGTTGACTGGAACAATAATCGGATACTACTATGGGCAGAAGAGTCAGCAATAGTGCTTCTACGGTTTCTTCGTAGATAGGTGGTGAAATGTTTGGCAAATGGAAATGGTGTTCTAGCGAAGCTTGCGGGCATGCGTGAACGTTTCATGGTCGACTTCCAGGGACATGCAGCACGGTTCCGCATGAACGTGCAGGAAACGCGGGAGAAATACCTGAACGAAATCATCGAGCTCACAATGACTGACCCGAACGTCGCCGCCGTACAGAAAGCCCTCGACTTCTTCAAGCCATCCAAAGAGGCAGTCGTCGTGGTTCCACCATCTGGGCCCGCAACTCTAGTCGCGTCGCCCACAGAGGTAGATCCAGCAGTGGCTGCGACTCTTGCACCACCTGAAAAGCAACCGATGAAGAAGTATCGTACAGTGTACGGGAGCTGCCCGAATTGCAACGCTCCAATCTGGGAGCCTCAGGCCAAGTTCTGCAGTCAATGCGCCTTCCCACTCACTGAGGCTTAGGCTTCCTTGAGAAACTACGTCGCGGAGCTGCTGCAGTACGTCACAGGATTTCTAACAGAGGTCAACCGAAAAGTGAGTTTCATCAGACGCGCCACCGTCGTTCACATCTTCGGCGTCACGAAGGGCGCTGTTGCCGATGTGATGGACGCGCACCTAGAAACTCTCAGCATGATCTTCCTCACGACCTGCTGGGCCATCGGCTACGGCTGGTTCGAGGCGGATATAGGGATCGGCTTCCTGCTGGGGATCCCGGGCGCAGTGAACGGGAAGGTGCAGTGGTATTCCTTCCTGGGCGGACTCTACAGCAGCTACCATCTTTTCTTAGGTTTCACAATTTTTTGCATCACGTTTGGAATTGGGTTCCTAAAGTTCAACCGCATGCTCTACGCGAAGAAACGGTACCTACTCTTCACGTCTCTGGCCAGCTACCCGTGGGCTTTGACGGTCCAGGACTTTTCGTACTTCTTCTTCGCTCCCACCTTCAACCCCGGCAACTATTCCCTGGATACGCATGCGTGGACGTGCGGAGGCCTCAACCTCGGCTGCGTAACCCTAGCCAACCCATGGAAACCTGATGTTCCGTTCATCATCCCTCGATGGTACGGTGTCACGTTACTCATTTCATGCGTTCTCTTCTTCCTGGCGTACCGGTCTGCCCTGGTGAACCTTCTCGTCACCCGCCAGGTGATGAAGGAAGCTGGTTACCTCGAGAAAGTCCGCGTAGGCGATTATCAGGTTCCTACACCGAGGACGGCGCGGGACCTGCCTCCATCTCCTGCGCCTCCGCCCCAGCCAAGGGTAAAGCCGCAGGTAAAGCCTGAGGTAATTCGCATCGTCGACCAGGATCATGATGAGTTGGTTCGGAGGTTGCGTGAGAGACTTGAAAGAACGTGACGAAACCATGAGCAGCAGTGGCTTATCGTTAAGCGTGGAGAAACGTTGGCTGGGCAGCGTCCTCGTTAGCATGATTGCCTCCACATTCATCGTTGGAATAGTGGTCATGCAGGTCCTGCAGGGCTTCACGCCCATGGACTCGACGCATTATCTCGTTATCCTGGTCTGCGCCGCGTTGATTCTTGCCTTGAGCATCATCGCCTTCGTGGACTATTTCGCCGTGGAATTCAGCGTCAACGTGCACCGGCAAGTCACAATTTCCAAGAAAGAACTACAGGCGATGAAAAACGCTGGGAGGCAACGAAGAACATGAGCAAATCTCCACCTTCGGCCGGACCGATACTCGTGTCATGCACCCTCTGCGAGGCCGTTGTAGACGTCGCGAGCGCGAGGCAGCGCCAGGTCACGACCAACCATGGCATCGTGACAATTTGGGTTTGCAAGCACTGCCTGCATCTCGGTTCGGAAGAGCAGACGAAGAAGTACGTCATGAAAGAGGAGAAGAAGACACTTGGTCGGTAAAGAACTGGATGCTGGCCTCGAAAAAGCGCGGGAAATCACGCAGACCGTTGAATCTTTGAAGCGTGGTGATCGGGTCCTCATTGTATGGCATGACGCCTGCCGAGTAACAAACGACCCTGATGTTCGGGCGGAATACTACTCAACCCCGAAAGAAACCCAAGGGACCGTGTACGATTGTGTCCCAGATCCCGATTTTCCTGACATATTCTACCTAATCATAAGCGGCGAAACGACGGGAGGCAAACCGGACTACTACGACTCCATTCCCATTGCGTGGGTTGCGAAAATTGAACGCCTCGAGGTTTCAGCCACGAAGCATGTCAAGAAGGTGCCGAAACTGGTCGCTGACACGTACACTGTGAACCGAACGCTCCGCTTCAAGGAAATAAATCATGATTCAGACGGCGCCCCGTTGAAGGCGCCGCAGAAATACGTTGAGGAAATCGTGAAAGTCGTCGACGACACCGAAGAGTGACCGCCATCCTTGCCTACTGAAAAAGTATCACGAAAGAAGGAGTCCTTTGAGCAGAAGCTTAAGGCCATGGTCATCCGGATCCCCATCAACACGACTACTGTTACCGCTGCGCTGCTTCTCGTCACGCAAGTTATCGCACTTGCACAAGTTCTGAAGGTGCCGCTGGAAGTTGAGAAGGTGGCGCCCCTAGAGATTCTGCCGGTGCCCCCCGTCACGAAGATCCTAACCGATGATACGAAGGTGATTCAGCCATGAAGGAAAAAAAGAAGTCAGTCTGGATATTGGCCTTAGTGGTGGTTCTCGCAGTAGCCGTCAGCGTTGCTCAAGTTACTTTGCGGCAAGCTGAAGGCCCTGAGATGGCCACCGTTTCCTTCTTCTCCAATAACGCCCGAGGCTATGCGTGCTTCCTCAACTACACGTACCCACTTACAGGCGCCCCGGTCTGCCTCTCCGACGACCCATCTCTAGATCTGCCTGACAATGCGACCGTGCCGCTTGGCAGTTATGGAATCGTGTTCTTTCCATTCGGGACCGCCTCGAACAAGTCCACGTGGCTTGGAACGAAGAACGTTCAAGTCACCGGTTCAGGGGCATATGATGTCTCGAGCTCTTATGCGAACATCACGGTGAAAGGGGACGGCGCCATAGCCGTCTTCGTACTCCCCGACAACACGACCCCCATCCCAGAGTTCAACACAATCGGCATCGTAGCATTCTCAGCCCTCGCCGCGTCCCTCTACATTCTACGGCGCCGGCGTCGCTGATGAAAAAAACAGGGATTCTAATCAGCCTAGCAGCCATCCTTCTACTCCTCAACCTGGCAGACGTAGTATCTACGTGGATAGCGCTAAGCACTGGAAGAAGGATTGAAGCTAACCCCATTGTGCTGCTGTTGGGAGGCCCATTCTCTCCGCTCTCCTTCTTCCTGAAACTGGTCGTCGTCCCGGGCGCCATCCTGGGCGTAGCCTGGTACTTGGCGCGCAGGTTCAAGGATCCTCGGCTTGGCATGGCCACACTCGTTGCCCCCGCGGCGATGTATGCTGCCGTAGTGGCCAACAACGTGATGGTTGCCGCGAAGAAAGTTGAGAAGACAGCTAAGAAGGCCGTGAAGAATGTCGAAAGGAAGCCCACGTGAAACGTTCCGGCTGTCCCGGCAAGAAGACCTTGCCATTCGTCTCTTGGCCAGGCGGGCCAATAAACCGGTTGGGGAGTACATACGATTGGCAATGAAGGAACACCTGCGAGAGGTGTCAGACACCCAAACGTTGGGTGGCAGACACCTTGAGGCCCTAACCAACCTAACGAAGCAGTACATCACCAGTGCCCAACTCTCCCTGCAAGCCTCCAAGGTTCCCATGAAGGAATCGAAGGAGCCAGGGCTTCCAGGGTCGCCGAAACGTGATGACCTCGAGGCCCTTGTCTGGAAAGCCATCCAAGAGGCTGTTTCCTACAGCAAGACCGAAGCCGCCGCCAAGGATGCAGAGGCAAGACTACTGGCGCTGCGCGTTGCCAACGGCCTAATGCGAACGGAGCTGGCTCTTCTGAAACACCAGGACGATGCCTTCGTTGGCGCCCTCCTGGAAGAGCTAGGAGCGGATGCGAATGGGTTGGCGAGGAAAACTCAGAAAGGAAGCTGAGGCACGCCGGAAGGAAGACGAGGGCCACCCTGACGACCCAACTGGCCCACAGACACTTGACATGGAAATTGTCAAGGACGCCGTGAAGTTCTGCCAGGTATTTTTAAAATTCTTTCCGACTCCGTACCAGGTGAAGCTGCTCCTGGACGAAGGCAGGCGCATCTATGTCTGCTGGTCTAGGCAGAGTGGCAAGTCGACTACTCTCGCAGCCCGCATGATCCAGCGCTGCCTACAATACCCAGGGACCTTGCGATTGATCGTGGCCCCAGGGTTGAGGCAAAGCATGATCATGATGGACAAGATTGAAGATTTCATTTACAACATCCCCAAGCCTGTGCGCCGGCAGATATTCAGCAAAATTCAGCGCACCACGATCCGCTTCAAGAACGGATCCCGAATCATCGCGTTGCCGAACAGTCCCCAACTCTTGAGGGGCTACAGCGCCGCAGAAGTGCTCTGTGATGAAGCCGCGTTCTTCCGCGATGACGAGCTGATGTTCTTCAACGTTCTGTATCCGATGCTTCAAACCACCGACGGCAGCTTGATCGCGAGCTCCACTCCCTGGGGCAAGAACACGGTCTTCTACAAGTTCTCCCTGACACCAGAGGCGCCTGAAGGATTCTCGAAGCACCACATAACCTGGGAAGATGTCGTGGACGCTAAGCTGGCAAAGAAATCTTTCATTGAAGAGATGCGTCGCAGCATGCCTACGGACCGTTTCCGGCGAGAGTTCGAAGCCGAATTTACCGAGGACGAAACCGCCTACCTCCTACAAGACCTGATCACCAGGTGCATCGACCCTGAAGCCTCATTCATCCCCGACAGCTTCTTCGGTTTCTAACGGCCCATTCTACATCGGCGTGGACTTGGGAAAGAAGCATGACTACTCAGTAATTGCTGTGGTTACGAAACAGCCGAACAGGGACCCGGTCCACCTGGTCTACTACAAGCGATGGCCTCTCGAGACACCATACTCCTCCGTGATCGGTTCGGTCCGCGTGATCGTTGAGAGGCTTCACAACGTGCAGAAGTGCCTGGTCGACCAGACTGGCGTTGGCGAGTACATCGTTGAGGACATGCAGAAGGGCGGCATTCCAAAAGTAGAAGGCGTGATGCTCAGCCTACCATCGAAGCAGGAAATCCTCAGCCACTTGAAGCAGCTCATGGAGGATGAACTGTTCACCTACCCATTCGACGTCGACCTGTCTGGCGAGCTCAACGTAGAACAATTCGAATTAACCAAAACCGGCCAGATGCAGTTCTCTCACCCCGACGGGACACACGACGACATCTTTTGGGCCGTCGCATTGGCCGTGTTCGCTACCAGGGCGCCCGCAGTCCCAGGTTTCAAACCTATCTCGCGGTCGTTCTAGACATGAAGCGATTCCGGCGATTGAAGCGGGTTCTCCTGCAACTGCTCAAGTTCGGCGTTAGCGGGATTCTTGGCGTTGCAATCAGCACGATCCTCTACTACGATTTCAAGGGCCAGCTGCCGGACCTGTTCTGGACGGTGCTCTTCTACCGGTTCAACGCCGTGGATGTGGGATTCTACGAACTCACAGCCATGATCGGCGGCACCGTACACTTCCTACTTTCCAAAACATGGGTGTTCGAAAAGTGACCAATGTTTTCGAGCTCATGCGCCACATTCGGCGAGAGCTCTCCCCTGAAAGTTACACCACGCTCCTGATACGGTTAGCTGCAGATGAGACGAAATGACGAAGGCGAAGAACAAACCGTGGCCTCCCAAGCGGCGCAAGCGTTCCGCGACAAACAAGCGAAACGCTCATCGTAAGCGTTCCGCGACAAGTAAGCGGCCGATGATGGCCACCAAACGCGCCGAGGTGAGAGACCATCGTCCCGTAGCAGGGACCAGGACCCTGGGTTCGAATCCCGTGGGCGACTTCTCGGCGCTCGAGAGGATCCCAGGCGTCACGATCAAGGAGAACATGGTCTCCTTCCCCTATCCAGGAACGCCCCAGGGCGTACGGATTGCTGTTCATGCGAGCTCTAGGCGTGTTGCTGAAGCAGCCGCAATGCAGCTGAGCAACCTTCCCCTAAGTCGTCAACTCTCCGCGGCCAAGTCCAAGTATTACTTGGGCATGACGCAGACCATCTACGAAGCCTACAAGGGGATGGAGAAGCACTACCGCGCCTACCGCATGGACGCCATCGTGCGCGGATGCATCAACGCCCTCGCATACTGGTCCACGAAAGAATCCTTCGACACCGTTGTGGAAGCCGTCGGCGAAAACCTAACTCCCGTACAACAGCAAACGATCATTGACCAGAACCTGCCGTTGAAGCAGTGGATTGACAAAATCAACCTGCGCGTCGACCTGGACCATGCCCTTCGCAACGCAATCATCAAAGCCAAAATCTACGGGAAGGCAGGCTTCGAAATTGAACTCAACCAGAAGAAGGAGCCGAACCGCCTCATCTCCCTCCCACTCCTAACCATATTCGACCTTCGCCCCGACGTGAACCAGGATTGGGAGCTGGAAGGTTTCTGGTGGCGTGGCCAGAAAGACTTCTACGCCCCAGGCGAGCTCCTCTACTTCACGAACAACTCCCTCGAATCCGATTATGAAGGCATCAGTGACATTGAACCTGTCCTGGATGATGTGGAGACCAGGGCGAAAATTCGCATTGAAGACCTGAAGGAGGCCGCGACAACCCTCTGGGCAGGGATCGCAATCCACAGCCTCGACGTCGACCGCTTACCCGCAGGATTAACCGACGCCGACGTGCAAGCCCTGATAGACGCGCACATCGCCTCGCTGCGACCTGGCAAACACGTTGCCACCGACAACCGCTGGACCATCCAGGTCATTGACCTGAAGCCCGACCTACAAAGCCTCGTCGCAGTCAAGAACGACTTGGACCAGGAGATTATCGGTAACTTCCAAGTTCCGAAATTCATCCTCAACCGCACCGAACAAGTGAACCGGGCAACAAGCTACACGCAGCTGGAATCCTTCGTCGACGGACCCATCACCGACATTCAACGTTGGATACAACGAGCCGTCGAACAGCAATGGTACACACCATTAACCCGCTTCTATCTCAAGGTCCCGGAAGGCCAGGACCCGCCGGTCCGCGTGAGGCATCGGTGGCGTGAGATTCGCACAACTGATTTCTTCGCACTCCTAGCCGCAGTCGCCGCCGCCTACGATGGTGGCCTCGGCGTGATTGACAAGCCGAAAGCCTACGAGATTATGAGGGACGGTCCAAGCGCCAAGTTCGACCCCGCCGAACTCGCGGAAACGGAAGAGACGGAGCCAACCGGACAATGAGACCTAGAAAAGAAATCATGGCGGACCTGGCCAAGAGGACCAAGGAAATAGGTCAGCCTGGTGACATGGCGCTGTTCTTCGACCTCGCAGTACTCGAGGTACTCCTCGACATACGAGACCTCCTAGCACGTACGAAGCGCCAGTCAGCGGTTCTTAGTGATGCATGA